ATGGAAATTGTAGGAACCATCCTCGATGCCGACGACATCGTGCTGAGTACCCGTAAGCGCAACGACGTCGATGTGCAAATTGGTACCGTGAAATTCATGACCACCAAGCCCACCGCTGTCATTGAGTTCAGCCTGAGCGAGGAACAGGTCAAGGCCAATTACCACGTCGAGCTGGCCAACATGGTAGGCCGCAAGGTCAACCTTCAGCTCGAATACGTGGACAACAGCTACGCGGGCAACGGCGGTCTGCACAAGACCTTCAACGGCTTCCGCCTGTTCGCCCTCCCCTCACCTGAGAAGAAGGGTAACTAATGCGCTGCGTCCAGGTTACCGCCGAAGGCTTCCTGCAGGCCGTAGATGTGGCGCTTGACCAGTGCCAAGGCGCGTATCTGGTCGAGCAACATGACATAGCGTCCATCGCCGCATGGCTGGATCCCGCGACGGTGGGCTATGGAGCTTTGGGGGCCATTCTGGCCGCCTCTTGTACGGGTGTCATATCTGTGTACTACGCCTCATGGGCATGGGCCAGATTGCGCTCAATCACTGGAATGAGATAAGGAAAGTCACATGAAAAACATCATCCGTAATGCCCCGAAGATGACCATCATCGCCTCCATGCTGTTGGCCGCTGGTGCTGCTCATGCAGCTGGTGAAGGTCTGGATGTAACCGGTGTTCAAACTGCCGTTCTGGCCGCTGTTACTGCCCTGCTCGGGTTCGTGGCCGCTGTCGGTCTGGCCAAGGCGGGTTTGGCGGCGGCCATCTGGGGCTGGCGTAAAATCCAAGGGCTTGCAGGCAGCAAGTAACATCATGTTGCAACCACAAGGGGCGGCGATCGCTGCCCCTTTTTCATTGGAGAGGACGCCATGATTTGGGCTCCCATAATGTTCATCACAGGGTTGGTGCTGGCATATGCGATCATATCGGGAAACAATTCGCGCCATTAACTGGCGCTGGATAACCAAGAAGACCCTCAAGGCATTGATGTACTGCATCAACCCGCTGAATTTCTTTAAGCTCATTCTCCGCCTTTTCAAGTGGGCCATCTATATCGTGTTCGGCGCTATCGCGCTGGGAATGCTCACGCTGGCCATTGGTAATTATGCCCACGCGGCGGAATGGGCTCCTGCCAAACAAGCGACTGTTTACAATGGTCAATGTACGTCTAATTACAACTGGATACCTGGCAATCCATCAATGACATATGATGCCTGCAAGGCTTATGTGTTATCCAAGGTTAAAGAGAGGATTCCTGATGCTGTTATTTGTTCGCAGTCATCAACGCCTAACGCGCAGGGTTCTTTGTATTTTTCAACTACTAATTGGGACGGTTGCACAGGCACTCATGTTTTAAAGGTATTGTCCACTTCCAATAGCTATGTTTGCCCTCCTGACGGAAAGCCCGAGTTCACGTTTGGCCCCAAGGTTACAAGTAACGGCACTGTCTGTGAAAAGAAGCCGCTTCAGTGTTTGCTAGGCTCAGTCAAAGATACCAACGCAATAACAGGCAAAGAGTTTTGCCGCCCCATATGCGAAGGCATAGCGGGTAATACCTATGGTTCACCAGACGAGCCAGTCAGTTATTTCACAAGCAATTTTGGCTCAGTCAAGATTACCTGCTATGGCCAATGTTCGGTTAAGTCGGTAGGCGGTGCTATCAACCCAGGTGGAAACCCTAATATCTGGATGGGTGTCATCCAGTTCACTGGCGAGAACTGCCCCATACAGACCAACGGCAACGCTGAAGATTCATCAACGGCCGGTGTAGATACCCCCGTCACTCCCCCAAGTTCGTCTCAGGCCACTACCGATGCACAGAACCAGCTCCAGAACGCGGCCAGTAGCGCCGTTAGTAACCCCACGTCAGGTGCAACGGGCACGGCCACGCTGAACACGGTCGTGGACAAGATAGCCGAGACCAGCAACAAAGAGATCAAGGCGACCAGCGAGCAGAACGCCGCTATGGGTAAGGTCATTCAGCAGACAGGTAAGGATATACAAGCCTCCATCAAAGAGGCCCAGTTGTCTGCCTCACAGGGCAGCGCAGGGGCCAGCATGGGCCAGATACAGACGGCCAACGCCATCAAGGACGGTAACGCCCAGCTAGGCACCAAGCTTGATGCCATCAAAGACGCTATCGAGAAGGGTGACGAGGGAGAAGGCCAAGAGCCCCTTCCCCCAGGCGATACAAACATCAAGACCGACCCGAACTCAGTGAACCCCAATCCCAACGACTGGGGCCAACGTAACTACGGAACCGTTATGCAACATCATGTTACAGCCATGAACCAGTTGCCGCTGTTCTCGTCCATCGGTGACTTCTTCAAAGTCGATATGGGCGCGGGCACCTGTCCCCAGTTCAGTATCGATGTGCCGGATATTGGCGGCGTAGGCGGTGGAAGTCTGGTGTTTGATGTGTTCTGTAATGCCGACCTGCAAAAGGTATTCGAGATAATCGCGCTGTGCGTGAAGCTATTAGGTCTTTATGCCGCGTTTAGAATTGCCCTGCTGGACTAAGGATACAAGCCATGGAATTGCTTAATTCGTTCAGGAACTGGCTAAAGGATATGATTGAGAGCTTCATCATGTGGGTGGTGAAGTTCTTTCAGGCCATATTCCAGTGGTTTGAGGATATTCTGCTGACCACGCTGGAAAAGATATTGGAGGGGATACGGTTCGTTATATCGAGTATCCCTATGCCGGATTTCTTGCAATACAGCTTGCAGGATCTCTTTAACTACATCCCCTCGGATGTTGTCTACTTCCTGAATATGTCGGGAATATCGCAGGCGTTTTTGTTTATATCAATGGGTGTCGCCTTCCGTTTGGTTCGTAAAGTGGCAACGTTGTTCCAGTGGTAATAACTGCGTGACGCGATTATTTATGTTAAATGGAGTCTTAACATGCTGATATTTCATGAGGGATTGCCGGGCTCCGGTAAAAGCTATGAAGCATTGGTGTCCCATATTATTCCGCGGCTCAAGGACGGCCGCACCGTGGATGCCTATATCGAGGGTCTGAATTTCGAGAAAATAGCCGAGCTGGCCGAGATAACGCTGGAGGAATGCCAAGAGCAGCTCAAGCAGATCACCCGCGAGCAGGTGCCGGCCATCCATGAGCACGTTCGGGATAAAAGCCTGGTCATCATCGATGAGAGTCAGAACTTTTGGCCGTCTGGTCGCCAAAAATTACCTGACCCGATCATCCAATTGATAACAGAACACCGCCACCGTGGCCTTGATATCGTGTTGATGGGTCAGAACCTCAACGACGTCCACAGCATGTGGCGCAACCGTATCGACAAGAAGTTCGTCTTCAAGAAGCTCGATGCCGTAGGCCAAGCCAAACGCTACTCTTGGACGGCCTACAGTGGTTCCCTCAGGGCAGACGGCCAGCGTAGCCGTATCGAGTTTGAGAAGCTCACAGGCGGTATTCGTCAGTATGACTCCAAATACTTCGGCAGCTACGCCAGCACCACCTCAGAAGACAATGAAATGGGGGTCTATGAAGATGACCGGACGAACATCTTCAAGTCCGCCAAGTTCAAGTACGGGCTCCCAATCGCTGCCCTGCTGTTCATCGGTGGCCTCTGGTTCGCCATCGATACCATGCTCAACTTCAACAGCAAGACGGGGGCCGAGGACTTGGCCAAGCAGGAGGCGCAGCAACATGAGGTTGCATCACCCAGTTCACCTGGCCAACCAGCACCAAGGCCGGAGCCGCCCCCGAAACCCAAGATTGATGACTTCTTCACTCAATCCATAGAGGGATACACGCCTGTCCTTGTCTCCTACTCGATGGTTAATGGCAATTTGCTCGACGCATGGGTCGATGTGTGGGACAGCAAAGACAACTCCATCACCCTATGGAAGAAGGCTGAACTCACAGAACTGGGCTGGACTGTCGTCATGAAGTCCTATGGCCTCGTCCTGACCAAAGGCAAAGTGACCATGCTCATCCGTGAGCGCAACACCATACCCACAGCCAAGAAGGATAGTTTGACCTCCAGCGTTGCGGGATCAGTTGAAAAGGCTTTGTAGCAATTCACCCCGTCCAAGTGTGACGCGTCCCTCCAACGCGTCCCTTGGCTTCTCAGCACGATTTCATTTTGCCAGTGGCCGGAGGCCCGCCGCCGCGCGGGCCAGCAGCACTACCGCTGGCGTTTCCCCGCGCTGCGGCGCTCCCCGAGGACACCCTCCCCCAAAATAAATCGCCTCGTGTAGCGTTGCTCCCGCCCGTAGCCAAAACACGGACATTCAAAAAGAAAGTGCAACATGATGTTGCATTTAGGCTAGCTCAAACTATAATCGAAGTATGCAACATGATGTTGCACTAACAAGGAGGAAACATGGACGATTTGAGCTTGAGCGCCGCAGAACTGAAAGACATTCGCGCCCGCCTTGAGTGGTCACAACAGCGCATGGCTGACGAGCTGTCCGTTGCTCGTAACACCGTGGTACGCATGGAGAATGGCCAAATGGCCATAGAGCGCCGCACGGCCTTAGCAGTCAGGTATCTGGCTTGGCATCACGCCATGATCGAGAAGGTATCACGCCAACAGCCAGGGCAACCCGCAACTGCGTCCCCTGCCTCAGAATCTGGTGATCGCCACAAGCAGGTTGATTTGCCTCTTTCCTCCTCTGCGAAGACCGCCACCAGGTCAAACCCTGTTGCTGATGCTTGGGAGGTTTTTTGGGATCTTCGGTGTAGTCGCCAGGGTGTGCACCTGCTTGAGGAGAACTATTTCAAGTTGGCCAAGGCGACTAATACAGATTACTCCTATCTCTTCATGCTCCAGCTTCTTCAGCGCCTTTTCGACCTGCCAGTGCCTTGGAACTCCTGCGCACCAGTTGAGTGGATACAGTTCAAAGCACTCCGCGCCTTCACTGACAAGCTCTACAAAGCCAATCCCCAATGGCACTGATGACCGGACACCAAAGAACAGGGGCGCTAGCCCCTACAAGCCGCCCACTGATGCCGATAGAACTACCCGTCGGTGAGCGGCGGAACACGCCCATCTAGCCCCGAGACTGGATCACCCCCTTCCCTGCTAAACCGGCTTTTAAGGCTCTCAGCGTTCTGAGGTAGGCAAACGCCTCAGCGCCGCGTTGTCTTTCAGCGCCTTGAGGTCTTCACTCCCGAACGACTCGATTATTTCCAGACGCTGGCGGCTAAGATAGGTGCCAGCAGGGGTGATCAGGTGATGCCCGGACATACGCCAGCCATCCCAATAGCGGGTAAAAACGGTTGGCAGCTCCCGTCCAACTGCCATCCTCATGACTCGTTTGCATACAGGCGGTATGGGTTTTCCCTCATCCCATAGTGTGACCTCCGTCACGGAAACAAAACAAAGTTTCGCTGTTTCCTCTGGACTCAAACCACACTCAAACCATCGAAAGATAAAGTTTTTTGTTATATTCCTGCGCATTATTCGCGTACCGCTCGAATCTGACAACATTGTCAGGACGCACGGCATCGGCGGCTTTAACGTAATCATGAATTATGCGCAGTGACGGATGCAGGAGGACTGAATGAAGAGAACTGAGCAATGGAGCCGCTTTGATGTGGCTGACGGCTTGGCCACCGAGGCCGACATGGTTGCCTATCTGCAAGCAGCTCTTGAAGATGGTGATCCGGCGCTGCTGAAAGCTGCGTTGGATGATGTAGAACGTGCTCGCGTAAAACTGAATGGTCAGCCGCGCTACACGCTGGAAGAACTGTTGGCTCAGTGTGACCCCAATGCCACGTCACCAGGTGAAACAGATTGGGGAACCGATGTGGGTTTAGAGCGCCAGGATTATCTGCCGGAGCTACTGGCCAAGGTCGATCCTGACGAAATCGGTTGGGATTGGGATGCATCCGACAAGTCACCGAAATCAACTGAACAATAAAGAATTACTCATCAGGAGCAGCTTCTGACGGATTTTCTTCCTGGTCTGGCCCACGCACTGTGATGACATCCTTGCGCTCAGTCAGGAAATCTGGGGATGCCGGTTTGGTATCAAAAAAACCATTCAAGTCACGTGAATTTGACGGCTCTAATCTAGAACTGCGCTGAGCAAGAGCTGACCGTGCTTCAGACAGGCTGTAAGTGAGCCCCTGTTCTATATCTGCCATGGACAATTCCAGCAGCTGAATCAATGGATCTTTTTGATGTTCGGACATGCCTGACCTTTTCAGCCGATGCCGATAAATAGGGTTATCGGAATCATCGTGAGAGATAACAAGGCTTATTGAAAGCAGTAGCCCGCAGCTTTTCCTTAGCTTAAAGGTTCGGAAATCGATCGGGATCGAGGCTACACACAGACCTCCAGCAATCTGACTGCCCAAAGCAGAAGGACAATATCTGGTTGATTCCCCCTGCAGATGCTCTTGCAGCGATAACAGAATAACACAGTCAACCGCCCTGCCCCACAT